GAAAGCTGAATACGTTCGCGGAATGCTGCATCGTCTTCGAGTTCAGGCTCGACTGGTGGAATAGCAAGCGGATCACCGGGCTTAATCACCTGCCGTTTAACGTTGAATGCGGCACCAATCTGGTCAAGGTCAGCATCTTTTGCACTCGCCAGAAATACCGCCCGCACGGCATCATTAACCCGCTGAAAAGCCAACGTCAGCTGGTAGGCATTCACCTCCCCCTGTTTAAACGTCGGGTCGGATTCCACCAACGCATCAAACTGCTTATCAAGCTCCCGCAGTCGCGCCAGCCAGCGGGTGAAGATTTCAGCCGCATCCGGCACCACAATGGCATTCGGCACCTCCAGTTCGGACAGGTTGATCACGTCATAGCTACTTGCCATAAATCGTTATGTCTCCCGTTCTGACAGGTAAATTGGTTTCCTTGTTGATACCTTCAACATCCAGCACACAGCCCGACGTCCCTTCAAGAAAGGAAACGAGCACACGTGTTACCTTCAGCCGCGGCTCCCACCGGGCCAGTGCGGTCGCTGACGCGGCGATTATTTGTAGACGGGCTAGATCATCCCGCGGGTTATCCACCAGCGAAAACAGATCACTGCCATAGTCCCGGACAAGAACCCGGCTCCCGATGGGAGTGGTAAGTATGTCGCTGACGGACTGGCGCAAATGGGCGACGCCGGACAGGCGTTTACCGGTCCGGCTGTTTACACCGTTCATAATGTTTTTCCGTATGAGGATCGCCAGTAGGCGGAGAGTTAACCGAAATAATCCGGGCCAGTTTTATCCTTGCTGCCGGATTTTTTGGAAGATTTCGCAGGCTTGCGAATATCAACTACCAGGTTGTAGGTGTAGCTGAACCCGCCAGGCGTAAGGGAATACACCAGCGATTCCACCACCCAGGCACGATCTTCTCGTTCGCCAAAGCCAGACGTGGATACGCCGGATTCTGCCGTAAGCGGGACATGTTTCGGGCGGCACGGGCCCGTCACCGTCATTTTCTGCTCATTGCGCTGAGCCTGCGTTTTTTTCGATTTGGCCTGCTGGTCAGCAGTCTCCTTTGCGGGCTGGGTGAAGGGGTTCGCCATCGAGGGTCCATCATGATCAACCTCGGTAGTTTTAGTCTTCCCATCCGCTTCATCGTAATAGCGCACACCGATTTTGCCTGATGACTTACCGCTGCTGCTGGTCGCTTTCCCCGTCGAACTCCCCCGCTCGCCCTCACTGTATGACCAGTTTGAAACTTCCTCGGGGGTGATAACCACCCCCCCGGTTTGTTCACCTGAGGCGTTAGCCGTTGCGCCCTGTCGGAGAAAAAGCCAGTATCCGCCGGATGGTTTACTGACAGCATTCCAAGTCCGGGCAAGCCGGGTCAGCAAGTTGGCGTCGGACTCCGCCACCTGATCAACATGGTCAATATGGATGTTCGCAAGCTCCGTAGCCACTTTCGGTACCAGACCGTTTTCGGTGGCCACGGTTTTAACCAAATCCGCCAGGCGCAAATTGTCCCAGCTTCGGGTTTTCTGACTAAGCACATCACCAGGCTGTTTCTGCGCATTCATGGGCGCGGCCGTTGCATAAATTTCCACACGCCGGGGCGGACCACTACTGCCAACGCCGGCTACGACGAACCAGCCCTTATCCACTAGTTGGTCGTTGAAGCCCAGCGCCACGCGTAGCCGTGCACCTTTTGTCGGTAGGTGGAGGGTTTCTGAAAGTAATGTGATCTTCAGCTCATCCGCTTTCGCCGTGGCGCCGCCGTAATCTGTCAGCGTCATCTCTGCTAAGCTCTGCTGCAGCGCCCGAGTGATATCCTTTCCCTCCGCGCTGACGCTGAACGCTGGCGCGTATTCCGGTTTAACAATCTGTTCAGTCATTTTAATCCCATAGGCTGAAGACCGAGTCCTGAACCGGAGGTGCCAGATCCGGCAGCGTGATAAAGAGACCTGAAGGGTAAACCGCGCCGATATCAGCCAGCCCCGGATTCGCTTCAAGAACCTGTGTCACGAAATAAGAAAGATTTTCGATGCCGTAATGCAAAGCGCAGACTGCATCCAGCACATCACCGTCACGGGTTTGATATGTCGTCGGCATAATGTTTCAGCGTCATCGTCCAGTTTTTATTTCGGTGGCCACCACCTGGCAGGAAACGGTTTGTCGTGTCGGAGAAGTCGATCACTACCCACCAGCCCAGCACATCCCCTTCACCGCTGACCAGTTGCTGTGGCTTGTTCTGGTCAGCGAGATCATAGAGATCGTTAACGGCATCCACCCCCTTACGGAAGAAAGCATGCGATTCACCTTCAAGCCGGACGGTTCGCCCTGGCTTGCCGGTATACTGCAACAGGTCCTGTTTGCCGATACGCTCCTGCTCGCTCCATCGCCAGCTGGCTTCACGGGTCAGCTGATTATACGCCGTGGTATCGATGGAAAAGGCGAAATCGCCCAGCATCAACATCACCCGGGCTGCCTGCGCGCCACGAGCCGCGCTGGCACCTGCCTGGCCGAAGTCATCGAAGATCGGAATAATTTCACTCACCAGATTTGTCCTCCATCCAGCATGCTGCTGTCACCCGTAAAAGCCGTGTTGCTTTTCGTCACAGCCTCTACCTCATCAGCTATCCCCCGCTCGTCCTGCCCCGGTGCGCCGTGAATTTCAAACCGGTATTCGAACCGGCGGTTGTCTGTCAGTTGCCGGGGCACAGGTGCGGTATCCGCTGTATCCAGTTTCTGCAACAACATATCCCAGCGACCTTCCGCATCCGTGCCGGCATTCCCCCGGCTGCCGTCAGCATTGCCGGAAAGCGGAACGGTACGCGGTACGCCGGTCTGCCGGCGTGAGTCCGGTTCCGTTCTACCCAGTACCACCTGCGGTGATGTTTCTGGCGGTAATGGCGCCAGCAGGGTCTGGGGGTAATTATCCCAAGCCTTCGGGCCAGTCCCGGGCGTGACAGACTGCTGCTGTGCCGGCTTCATTAACCCATTCGGCCCGAAAAGTCCGCCGCTGTTCTCATGGGTCAGATACTTATCGAGGGTGGTGTCGAATGCCTCCTCGTCATCACGGAAAAAGCCCCGCGTATCCTGGTAAGATTGTTTCACATCGTCAGGCAGTTCCGGCTTTTCCTTCAGTTGCTGTTCAAACCATTCTCCCTGGCCATTTCGCTGCGCAGTCATACGGGCAATATCAACCGAGCCGGTCATGGCCAGCGATTTGAGGACATCGCGCTGATCGCTTCGCTCATCCGGCAGCATCCAGGACAATTTTTTTGCCAGCGCGTACACCACCTTCCCGACAAAAACAATTCCCTGCCCAAACGTCAGCACACCCGGATAGAGATCATTGCGAAGGAAACTGACAATGCGTTTGATCCCGCCGCCTTTGAACCACTCCGCCAGATCATCAGTGAGATGGCGAACATCCGGTGCCAGCTCGTTACCTAACTGGCCGGAAATTTCCGCCATTGCAGAAGAAAAGACGGTCTTCAAATTGGTAATGGCGCGGTTGCCTTCCATCGCACCTTCAGCTCCCTCTTTCGTGACGAGGTTATACCGGCGCTGCTCGTCCATCAGATCGCGGTAACTCTTCCCGGACTGCTTCATCAGCATGAGCAGTTTGCTGGCCTCACCACCAAACAGTGAATCCAGCGCAAACGAGGCTTTCGATTCATCCTGCAGGCTGAGCGCACGCTCAACGATTTTCTCAAACTGAGCCATATCGCTGAGCCCGGCTAAGTCTCCCGCCTTAAACCCCAGCGTATCAAACGCGTCCTGAAGCGATCCCTGCTTGCCGTTCTGCTTATACTCCCCCGCCTTGTGTAGATACTCCTCGAACAAATCGCCGATGTTCTCCCCGTTCATGTCGTATTGTTTTGCGAGCGTATCCCAGGCATCAAACGTCGGAATGTCTACGCTATAACTTTTCGCCACACCGGCACGCCGGGCCGTCTCCGCGTTGGTGGTCGCCGGGGCAATCAGGGTGCCCAGCGCGGAAGCCACCATCCCGCCCCCGCCGATCGCCAGCCCCGGGGCCACCATACCGCCCAACTGACCGGCGATACCGAGCCCACGGCGAAAGAGACCTTTACCGGCCCCCTTGAACGCAGCCAGCCGTTGTGTCTTCTGCATCTGCTGGTTAAGTTTCTGCTGATCGGCTTCAGTTTTGCGGATCTCACGGGATACATCGCTGTAACGCCGCTTAAGATCGCCAAGGCTTTGCCCGGCGAGCTTTGCCCGCTTGATTTCCGCTGCCAGCTTCGCCTGATCTTTCGTCAGCTTTTCCGACTGCTTACCGACATCCTTCAGGCTTTTTTGCAGGCCGTTAGCTGAACGGCTCCATGAACTATCAATATTACCGCCAAAGGTAATTACGGCCTTAAGGTTCTGGCTTAATCCGGCCACGATTTACCGCCTCCACTTCGTCAGTGAGAAAATCAGAAAACACGCTGAACGGCATATTCAGGTATTCCGTCATGGGAAAATGCAGGCGCCGCCCGAGAAAGCGGATCGCCCGGATCAGGCTTTTTTCGGTCGCTCCGCGGGCGGGAGCATAAAAACATTAAACGCGTCCAGCAGCTGTGCATAATCCGCCGCGGTCAGTTGCCAGATATCCTGCTCGCTGAGATTGCACAACAGGGCAATCATGCGCGCTTCTTTTTCTTCTTCACTGCCGCGATCTTTGGAAAAGGCGATACGGTCACGCACCAGCGGCTCGCGCAGCGTCACCTGTTCGAGCAGGCCGCCGCTTTCATACGAAACAGGGGAGTAAAGTTTGATAACGCGGGTTTCACCAGGAAAAGACATATTTATCTCCATGAAAACGGCCCGCAGGCCGTTGTCTGTTTTTTATTAAAGGCGGACTTTCGCCGCCAGGCCGGACAGGACATCTACGCCATTCACCCGTCGCGCAAATTGCTCGGTATCAATGGCAAACAGCTCTCGGCCATCTTTGGTCTGGCGGTAATAGCTCACTGCGATTTCCACCGTGATGGCATTTTCGGACAGACTATCCTTACCCCGCGCATCCGGCGTAACGGTCTGCACAAAGCCTTCGATCTCCTCAATGGTGCCCAGAGCGGTACCGTTCGCCAGATAACCCTGATAGGCCGTAAAGCGCGGGCGGCTGCCGCTGACAAACCCAAATGCAGTCAGCATGTCCGTATCGATACCGTAGAATTTCAGCTGACAGGTCAGGGCCTCCATGCCGTCGTCCACGGGAGAAGGTGCATCCTGCGCGCCGGTTCGCAGGTCTGTTTTAACGATGGACAACGTCGGCGGCGTGAATTCATGCGCGCCCTGAATGCGGATCCCCTGCCTGAAGAAGGTCCAGACGCGTAACGTGTTTTTTTCGCTCATGCTGCCAGCATCTCCTCAAGTGCATAGTTGTTATTTACCCGGACACGCAAGCTGATAAGTTCAGTCGGCGATTTCGGACCGAAGTCATAGTTGATATAGAGCACGCCCGCCGCCATGCTCTCAGCGGTATTAAGCTCTTCATCCAGCCATGCGCGGCCGCCAAAAATGGCCCCGAGCCCGACCAGCTGGCGCATGTAGGCATTGATGGTGCCGATGATGTCGTCGGCGTTCTCCCGGTCCAGCGGGCGGTCAACGTATTCCAGCATCGTTTCCTGAATACTGTCCTCGATGACGTCGGCAGTGCGACGAACTGATTCAAAACGCCACTGCGGGTCGGTACCGCACAGGCGGTTCCCCCAGTGTTTAAACCCCGCCCGGCGGATAATGGTGGATACGTTCTGCATGTTGAGCAGGTTGGCGTCGCAGTTTTCATCGCCCAGAATAAATTCGTCGATCTGCTCCACTCCGAGGATGTTGTTAATGTCCTGGTTGGATTTGCTCCACCACCATCCCTTTTCAAAATCGATGCGGGCGCGAAGCCCCGCCGCGAATGCTGAATACGGTCGGTAGACCAGCTGGCCGTCGGCGTTGCTGAC